AGTTGCTGAACGAGTTCAGCGATAAGGACCGTTTGAACGCGATTGTGGCTATCGGACACAAGATTGCCAACAAAGAGCGGGATGCCTACGACATTTTCTCGGGCAACTTTCGGTATTCGGTCGATGAGGTTCGCCACATACTCGAAGAAGGGGCTCTGCAAGACGAAGACCCGTCTTTGGGGTCGAACTGGACTATCGCTGACGATTACATCTCGAAAGGCGGCGAATTTGAGGATGCGGTGTTGAACCGCTCGTCTTACGAGATTGACTTGCGTCGTGGTTTTGGGCGTTTGTTGAAGCAGAACGCCAAGTACGCGGACATTATTCGACGCAGGTACTTGGATTCAGAGTCTTTCGAGGACGCAACCGACAGGAAACGTCTAGAGCGTGCTTTGACCGCTCTCAGCACTGAAATGAACCGGTCGTTCAAACAGCAGCAACGCGAACACGACGGGCCAGGAAGCCGCAAACCAGTCAGCGCCACAGCAGCCCACTACAAATCCAAAGCCAACTGGGACGACGAATCCACCGAAGCCGTCGAAAGGCTCATGGCCCAAGCGAAAGTGACCGCAATGAAATGAACCAATACATCGACCCGAAAACCGGGCTCAACAACATCGACCTGATCCTCGAAGACCACAGAAAAGCTAAACAACTGGACAGTAGGGAACCGGAGGAGGACAATGAATATCATTGATCCTGTATTCAACGGGATGGGCAGATCGGAGCTTTACCGCTCACTGATCTTCCCCGATCTGTTCCCCCATGAGAAACCAATGCTGGTTAACAACTGGCCTCTCGATGACCTCCAAATGTACTGCGGAGGCACCTACATGATGATGAAAGAGATTGCATGACTAACTTTGGACCCACAGGGCAACTCGTTTACGAACGCACCTACAGCAGAACCCTCCCAGACGGCACCAAAGAAACCTGGCCGCAAACCGTGGAACGGGTAGTGGACGGCAACCTGGCTTTGGTTGACGAGCGTTACCAGCTTGAGGATGAACGCCAGCAGTTGATCGACATGATGTTGGATTTCAAGATCCTGCCCGCTGGCCGGCACTTGTGGGCGTCCGGTGTGAAGAACGCTGAACACCTGTTCAACTGCTGGGTTGCCGGGTGGACTGATGAGCCCGCCGATCACTTCCAGTTCACCTTCATGCGGTTGATGGAGGGCGGCGGGGTAGGTGCCAACTACAGCAACAAGTATCTGTCCCGGTACCCGTTGGTGAAGCAGGCACTCAAGGTCGAAATCGTTTGTGACCCGGAACATGCGGACTACGACGACATGAAGGCTGCCGGGTTGCTGTCGGAAACCTATGACCCGGACTGGTTCGGGGCGTTCAAGATCGAGGACTCCCGCGAGGGGTGGGCTGCCGCCTTAGTCGATCTGATCGACACCCACTACAACCCTGTTGTCGAACACACCAACCGGGTGTACGACGTGTCCCGTGTCCGCTCCGCAGGCTCCAAGCTGAAAACCTTCGGCGGTAGGGCGTCTGGCCCTTTGCCGTTGGCGAAAATGCTGATTGATGTTTCGCATGTGTTCAACCGGCTGGCGGTTGACCTCGAAATGCTTGACGGTATCTCCGCTATGGAAATCGACCACGCAATCGCACAGTGTGTGGTTGCCGGCGGTGTGCGGCGATCCGCACGCATGGCAATGATGCACTGGGCTGACCCCCAGATCGAAAAGTTCATCGACATCAAGCAGGAAAGCCTGTCGCACTGGACAACCAACATCTCCGTTGAGGTTGATGACAAGTTCTGGTACCAGGCCAAGCAAGGGCCTGCGTGGCTCGCCGCCCGCGTACTGAAAGCCCTATCGCGGGGAATGGTGAACAACGGTGAACCAGGGTTCTGGGACAGCACCCTATCCAACGTCGGTGAACCCAACGAGGTTGTGTGTACTAATCCTTGCGGGGAAATCACGTTGGAGCCGTGGGAGCCGTGCAACCTTGGGCACGTCAACCTGGCCGGGTTCGTGGACGAACACGGCAGAGTGGACACCTTCGGGATGGACAAGGCGCACCAGTTGATGACCCGGTTCCTGATCCGGGCCACTTTCTCCGCTGTGGGTGACCCGAAATCCCGTGAGGTTCTGGACCGCAACCGGCGCATCGGTGTCGGGCACTTCGGGGTTGCCTCATTCCTCGCCATGTCGGGGTTGAAGTATTCCAAAGCCCCGGACAGCCGGGAGTTCCAAGCTCTGCTGAATCAGCTTGCAACAACGGTGGATTACTCGGCTTCGGCGTTCTGCCACGAACTCCGAATCCCCGTCCCGGTCAAGAAGCGCACCATCGCACCGACAGGCACTATCGCCAAAATGCCTGGTGTGTCTGAGGGAGTACACCCCATCTTTGCGAAGTATTTCATCCGCAGGGTGCGGTTGTCGAAGGTGGACCCCGATCAGGTGATGATGCTGAAGCAGTACGAGGCTGACGGGTTCGAGGTTGAGGACTGCGCGTACGCAGCCAACACCGCTGTCATCTCCATCCCCACAAAGGACACACTTGTTCAGGCTGTCACTGACAGGTTCGGAGATGAAGGCGAAAGCATCGTTGAGGCTGCCAGCGATCTGCCGCTTCATGACATGCTGCGCTTCCAGGCGTTGTATCAGGCGTATTGGGCTGACAACGCTGTCAGCTTCACAGCCAATGTTGATCCGCAGCAATACAGTTCGGATCATGTTGAAGAGCAGTTGCGGCAGTTCGCCGGAAGGCTAAAAGGGGCAACGATTTTCCCTGAAGCCTCGATGCCTCAGAGCCCTTACGAGCGGCTGTCCCGCTGGGAGTACGAAAGTGCTGTCGCCAAGCAGGTCAGCGACGGCATTGACGAGGACTGCGCTTCGGGCTCATGCCCGGTGCGTTAAACCCGGCCACACAACCAGTGCGGCCTAAACACAAAATGAAAGTAGGAAATTGAATTGACCGTTGATGTGTTTGCAGACGTGTTCGCAGACAACACCGTCGAAGAAAAAAAGGAGGAACGGCCTGTGAGCAGTGCTGAGGGGAAAATCACCATCACGTTGAAGGGCGGTGCCGGGTTTGATGCGCCGTGGATCGTTATTCACGCATCGGACATCCCGGATGCTTACGAGCAGTTGACCGGGGACAACGCGGCGTTGTTGTCGGAGTTGATGGGCAAGGTGAAGTCCGCAGCCCAGCATTTCTCCGGGGGTTCCGGTGGGGGTTCGGCATCCGCGAAGTCTGTTCCTCAGCAGGCGCAGGAGCCGCCGGCAGACGCACCCGACTGCCCCCCTGGTTGGCAGTTCCGCTCCGGGGTGTCCAAGGCAGGGAAGCCGTATAAGGGGTTTTTCCCGCCGCGTGGGGACGAGTCACGCCCGATTTTCTTCTGACCGGGACTTGACATTAGGGAGGGGCATCTTCGGGTGCCCCTCCCAGCAACCCCAACACAACTAAGCAAAGGGAGTTATTTGTTGATTCACTATCAAGACAGCAACGTCACCTTGTACCAGGGCAATTCGCTTGAGGTATTGCCACATCTGTCTGATGGGTCTGTTGATGCTGTGGTCACCGATCCGCCTTACGAACTTGGGTTCATGGGGAAGAAGTGGGACGGGACGGGCATTGCCTACAACTCTAAGTTGTGGGGTGAGTGTCTTCGGGTGTTGAAGCCGGGTGGTCATCTTCTTTCGTTCGGCGGCACCCGCACCTGGCACCGACTGGCCTGCGCTGTTGAGGACGCCGGATTCGAGATTCGGGACAGCATCGCGTGGCTTTATGGCAGCGGGTTCCCGAAGTCCCACAACTTGAAGGGGGACTGGGAAGGCTGGGGGACTGCACTCAAACCCGCCTTCGAGCCGGTAGTGGTGGGCCGTAAACCGCTGTCGGGGACGGTGGCCGCGAACGTCCTCGCGCACGGCGTTGGGGCGCTCAACATCGACGGATGCCGGGTGGGTGATAGCGGAGCCACGAAACGAAGCGGTCAAGCCGAATACCCGAAGAACTCTGACGGCACTGAGGATCGCTCTGGCTCCTGGGCGCGTACCGGCCACGGAATTGTCGAACTGAACGCTGGCCGTTGGCCGTCGAACGTGCTTCTCGAACAGTCGCAGGCCGAAGAACTCGACAGGCAAGTACCCAGCGCAGGAAACGGTTGGAAACGCAACTACGGCGAAACCGATTATCTCGGAAAGCAATACGGTGGAGGGGTCTTTGGTGGTGGAGGCTACAAAGGTGGGTCAACTTACGCTGACGAAGGTGGCGCGTCACGGTTCTTCCCCACCTTCAAATACCAGGCAAAAGCACCCAAAAAAGAACGCCCAGTAGTCGAAGGAGTAGCCCACCCCACCGTCAAACCACTGGAACTGATGCGGTGGCTCATCCGGCTCGTCACACCACCTGACGGTGTAGTTCTTGACCCGTTCACAGGCAGCGGAACCACATTGGAAGCCGCACGCCTAGAAGGTTTCCGAAGCATCGGCATCGAACAAGAAACCGACTACCTGAAACTCATCCTGCAAAGGATCGAGCGTTCAACACCGCAAGAAAGTGAGGAACCGTGGACACTCTGCTGAAACTCGTCACCGAAATAGACGCTCTCATCAAAGAACGCGACGAACTCCGCAAGCAACTCGATGTGTTGCAGGAGCCCAATAATCAGAAGAAGTTGACTGACCGTGAGGTCAAAGAGATCCGCAACCTTGCCCGCACATCGGATCTGACGCAGCGCGAGATAGCGGACTGCTACGACATCAATTCGGCAACCGTATCAAGAATAGTCAGGGGTGTTTATCACAAGTGAAGCAGCATAAGCGGCTAGTGGACGAAACCCCCGTTGTCATCAACGTGGTTGAAACAACAGAGGATTTGCAGCCGTTCCTCGACTTCACCCGGCAACACAAAGTTCTCGGTGTGGACTCCGAAACCACCGACCTCCGCATCTACTCCGACGACTTCCGGTGCCGGCTGGTGCAGTTCGGCACAGCGGACGAAGCGTGGGTGATACCGGTGGACAAGGGTGGGGCGTTTCGTCACGCCGCAAGAACCGTGCTGAAGCACATCGACGGCATGGTGTTGCAGAACGCCGCTTTTGACCTTCAGGTGTTCGACAGGTGCGTCGGGGTTCCGATGGAGGAGTTGTGGCCGAAGGTTGCGGACACCCGCATCCTGGCGCATCTGGTGGACCCTCGCGGGGTGTCGGAGGGCGGTCCTGGTTTGTCTTTGGAGGACTTAACACGGCACTACATCGAACCTGCGGTGGCCGATGAGGTCAAGGGGTTGATGAATGTGTTGCGGCTGCAACACAAAACAACGAAACAGCACATTTGGCGGGTGGTGCCGTTGGATGACCCGCAGTACGAACTGTACGCCGGGATGGACCCTGTGTTGGCTTACCGCCTGTACCGCAAGTTGGCCCCGCTGGTCCCGAAAGAATCCCGCCCACTCATCGAGCAGGAACGCAAACTCGCTGAAGTGTGTTCGTACATCGAACGCCGTGGGTTCCTCCTCGATGTCGAGTACACCAAAGAGTTGTCCGAAACCTTCAGGGACACAGAGGAAGCCTATGCATGGAAAGCACGCCAGTTTGGGTGCGAGAACATTTTTTCACCTGAGCAGTTGGCTGACGCTTTCCAGTCCAGGGGTCACACGTTCACTGAGTTCACCCCGACAGGGAACCGGAAGGTTGACAAGGTGTTGTTGGAGCGTTTGGTGGCTTCGGGTGACGAGTTCGCCGGGGCGGTGTTTGAGGCTAAGAAGGCTAGGAAGTGGAGGACAACGTGGGTGGATGGTTTTTTGGCTGGCGTGGATGCGGGCGGCAGATGCCACGCATCAATCAACCCTCTGCGGGCACGGACAGCGAGGATGTCGATAACCGGGATACCGGCACAAACGCTGCCGGCTGGAGACTGGTTGATCCGGCGCTGCTTCGTTGCTGACGAAGGCCACCTTATAGCTTCGGTGGACTACCAAACCCAAGAGTTGCGGGTGCTGGCCGCACTATCGGGTGACCAGACGATGATCCGGGCTTTCCAAACCGACCAGGACTTGCATCAGATGACCGCCGATGTTTCGGGGGTGGACCGCAAGATCGGGAAAATGGTGAACTTCGCTTACGTGTACGGCAGCGGGCCTAGAAACATTGCGGAGCAAGCCGACATTGATGTTCTGACCGCCCGGAAGGTCATTGCAGGTTTCGAGTCACGTTACCCAAGGGTTAAGGAGTTGTCTCAACGGTTGCAGCGTCAGGCTGTCGCTGAAGGGTTTATCACTACCCCGTTTGGGCGCAGGCTTCCGGTGGATAAGGACAAGCCGTATGCGGCTTTGAATTACATGGTGCAGTCATCATCGAGGGACATAACGGCGCAGGGGTTGTTGCGGTTGCATGATGCGGGGTTCACACCGTATGTGCGGTTGCCTATTCACGATGAGGTTTTGGCTTCTTTGCCGGCGAATAAGGCTGGTTGGGGTGCGGAAAAGATTGGTGAGCTTATGGCTTGCACTTTTAAGGGTGTGCGTGTGGGTACGGACGCTGAGGTCGGTGGCCGTTCCTGGGGCTCGCTTTACGGTTCGGATTATTAGCTTGTTCCGCTGCCAGCGGAATCATCGAATTAACGGAACGAAAGGGTTTGACAATGGATGATCGGGATTTCATGGACAAGCTGTACCAAATGTGGGCTAACACCACCGGGGCGCAAGACCGGTACTGGGACTACCAAAAAGACGGCAAAGATTACTTCTTCAACATCAATGCTGTGGGTGAGGACGGTGACGGTAAGTTCGTCGCTTCAGTTCTGTTGGATGAAGACGCTGACTTCATCACCGCTATCCACGGCTGTTTCCCCGATCTGATCCGCACCGTTTTGGCGGCTATGGATGAAGCGGACAGGGCTGATTTCGATAAAGACAGCCGGGAGTGCCGTATCGCGGAATTGGAGTCCGCGTTGGCTGAGGCTCAGGCTGGTTTAGCGGAATTGCGGGCTGATTTGGAAGGGCTTATCGCGGGATGAGTAAACCAAGTTGGGCTGATTACTTTCTCGGGATAGCTGAAGCAGCTTCCAAAAGATCATCGTGTGAAAGGGCAAAAGTTGGTGCCGCAGTTGTTAAAAATGGGCGCGTCAGGGCTTTGGGCTATAACGATGCCCCTGCTGGAACGCCTGGGTGTGAAACCTGTCCTAGACGATTATCTGATGTGCCTCCGGGTTCTAACTACGACGAAGGGGCAGGGAGATGCAACTCAATCCACGCCGAAGCCAATGCGTTGATTCATTGTGATCGGGAAGACCTTGTGGGTGCCACGATTTATGTCACCCGTGAGCCGTGTTATGCGTGTGACAAGTTGATTCAGGCTGCGGGTGTTCATGGGGTTGTGTGGCCCCAGCCGGCGAACGCTTATTGCATCCGTTGTGGGATGCCTCATGTTGAAGGGAAGTGTGGAAGACCATGAG